GCCCCCCCCCCCCCCCCCCCCCCCCCCCCCCCCCCCCCCCCCCCCCCCCCCCCCCCCCCCCCCCCCCCCCAGGGGCGGCGAGGGTTTCGACTACAGGTTTAGGACTGTACGTTTAGCAGGGGGAATGCGGGGGGCTATGCCCCCCACTGCCCCCCGGCCCCCCGGAATCATGCTGGGCCCTGCGGGGGGCAGCCGGGGGCTACGCTCGCAGTGCCGCCTACTGTAGTCTAACCATAGCCCCCAATGGCCCCCACTCAAATGGGGGGCAGCCGGGGGCTACGCTCGCAGTGCCGCCTACTGTAGTCTAACCATAGCCCCCAATGGCCCCCACTCAAATGGGGGGCAGCCGGGGGCGCGAAAATAGCCCCCCGGTTTCGGCGCGAAAGCGCCCAGACAGAGCGCCCAGGCAATCGTCAGTGTGCTGATCATCGGGGGGGTGGATGATGAGTGTGCGCAGGATTGATGCCCCGGGTAGGGCCTTGGCCTAGAGTGAAATGGTACGGACCCCCCACAGCCATTTTTTTTGCACACACTTCGGCTATCATGCCGCCATGTTCCGCGACCTACCCGTCACCGCCAGAGAGCTAAAGGCCACGCCTGACGCTCTGGAGCGCATTTACGAGAATGCAAAGCTGGGATTGCGTGGCGATGCGCTGGCGCTGGCTGCGGGTATGTTGCCGGTGGAATTGGCTCGGCTAAAGCTGATGGACCCGATTGCGGAACTGGCGGAGATGAAGGGCCGTGCTGATAGTGAGATGACGATGTCGCGCACGCTGTACGAGGCGGCAGCGAACGGGGATTCGAAGGCGGCGCTGGAGTTTCTGAGGCACAGGCACGATTGGGTGGCGAAGCAGCAGGTGCAGGTAGACGTAACGCAGTCGATTTCGATTACTGCGGCCCTGGAAATGGCCGAGAAGCGCGTACGTGCCGCGGAGGCGATAGAGGACGCGGTGGAAATACGGCCCCGGCTGGCGCCGCAGGCACTGGCGGAAATGGGCCCGGTATGAGCCGATACGCGCCGATATGAGCCGCTGACGATATAAATGCAAACCACGAAATACACTCCGCAGGAAGAACAGGCGCTGATGAGTCGCCTGTGGAGCGCAAAGCTCCGCGACGACCCCGAAGCGTTTGTGATGTTCGTGTTCCCTTGGGGCGAAAAGGGCACGCCGCTGGAAAAGCGCAGCGGGCCGCGAAAGTGGCAGCGGGAAATACTGCGGAAGATAAAGGCTCACATCGAGGCGAACGGCACGCGGGATATGTACGAGGTATTCCGCCTGGCGGTGGCCTCGGGGCGGGGGATTGGGAAGTCGGCGCTGGTCAGCTGGCTGGTGCTCTGGATGCTCTCCACGCGGATTGGCGCGAGCGTGATCGTGAGCGCGAACTCAGAGGCGCAGCTCAGAAGTGTGACCTGGGCCGAGATCACGAAGTGGCTGGCGATGCTGATGAACTCGCACTGGTTTGAGATCAGCGCGACGCGCATTGTGCCGGCGAAGTGGCTCACCGAACTGGTGGAGCGCGACCTGAAGAAGGGTACGCGGTACTGGGGCGCGGAGGGCAAGCTCTGGAGCGACGAGAACCCCGATGCGTATGCTGGCGCGCACAACGACGACGGCATGATGGTCGTGTTTGACGAAGCCAGCGGTATCCCGGACTCGATTTGGTCAGTGGCTGCGGGGTTTTTTACCGAGAACACGCCGCACAGGTTCTGGTGCGCGTTCAGTAACCCGCGGCGGAACTCGGGGTATTTTTTCGAGTGTTTTAACGCCAAGCGGGCGTTTTGGAACACGCAGAACATTGACGCCAGAACGGTGGAAGACACGGACAAGGGCGTGTACCAGACGATCATTGACGAATACGGCGAGGACTCGCCGCAGGCGATGGTTGAGGTGTACGGCGAGTTCCCCGGCGCGGACGAATACCAGTTCATCCCGCTGGGGCTGGTGGAAGAAGCCGCGAAGCGGCCGCCGATGCGCGACCCGGACGCGCCTGTGGTGGTTGGCGTGGACCCGGCGCGGTTTGGGGCAGATGCGACGATTATCGTGATCAGGAAGGGCCGCGACCTGCTGGAGGTGCGGCGGTTTCGCGGCGACGACACGATGACCGTGGTCGGGCACGTGATCGAGGCCATCGAGGATTTCCAGCCGGCGCTGACGGTGATCGACGAGGGCGGGCTTGGCGCGGGCGTGCTGGACCGGCTGCTGGAGCAGCGGTATAAGGTGCGCGGCGTGAATTTCGGCTGGAAGGCCAAGGATCAGAAGGCGTACCAGAACAAGCGGGCAGAGATATGGGGCGCGATGAAGCAGTGGCTGCGCACGGCGTCCTTGAAGGACGACAGAAACCTGAAGAAAGACCTGTGCGGCCCGCGCACGAAGCCGAACTCGTCTGGAGCGATTGCGCTGGAGACGAAGGAGCAGATGAAGGCCCGGGGCTTGGCCTCGCCTGACGCTGCTGACGCATTAGCGGTAACGTTTGCGTTCCCGGTGGCTCACAGGGAGTACAATCCCCGCAGCCAGAACCGGGTGGTGACGGCTCACGCCGGTTCGCAGACGGCGGGTTGGATGGCTCACTGAGGGCTGAAGATGGCAAAATCGGTGTCTCTGAGCGTTGGTCGAGGCGAAAAGCTGCCCACGAAGCAGGGCGCTGGCCTGACGGCCAAGGGCCGCGAGAAGTACAACCGCGAAACCGGCAGTAATTTAAAGGCGCCGGCGCCGAATCCGAAGACTGAGGCCGACGCTGCGCGGAAAAAGTCGTTCTGCTCAAGAATGTCTGGCGTAGCCGCGAAGGCCAAGGACGGCGAGCGCGCCAAGGCTGCTTTGAAACGCTGGAAGTGCTGATCATGCCGCAACGCAACGCTCTTGCCCCAAGGCCGCAAAACGCGCTGACGCGCCAAGCGGACCCGATGCAAGCGTTGCTACGCCAGTCTGCTGAGTACCCGCAGTACGGCGAGTTGGTAGACTACCTGTCCGCGCGGCGCATGATGCCGCCCATATCTATGGGCGGGACGCCTGGCGGCGTTTTTGAGCAAAACTCGTTTTTTAACAGCGAATTGCCAAAAACAGGTGTGGTTAAAGTTGGCTACAACTCGGGGCCAAGCACCGTCGTGCATGAGTTGACGCACGCAACCGACACCCAAATTAGCTCGCAATATTACGAGTTGAAGAACAAACGCGGCAATTTGACTCCCGCGGAACGTCAATTTATGCAAGCGTTTGAGAAGTTGGTATACAACCCGTTTGGTCGCGGCAATAAAGCGCTTCCTCGGCGCGCGCTGGCCGAAAAATTAGATCCAGCATGGGCCAAAAAACACTCCGATTACCGCGCCACCAACAGGGAACTGCCGGCGTGGGCTATGGGGGCTACCGTAGACCCATCTGAGTCTCGCGAATACAGCGCTCCGCTGCATTTAGACCCTACACTGGCCACCGAATTTTCCATGCTGCTTGACATGGCGCGCAAGCTGCAAAAGTCGCAACCTGTGACGGACAAGAGGTAAAATCATGGCTACAAAACCCGGCCTCTACGCCAACATCCACGCCAAACGCGAGCGCATTGCTGCCGGCAGCGGCGAAAAGATGCGCAAACCGGGCGTTGCGGGTGCGCCCACCGCCAAGGCGTTCCGCGAGTCGGCCAAGACGGCCAAACCGAAGGGGAAATGACATGCCTCTGGTGAAATCCGCGTCCAAAGAGGCGTTTCGCAAGAACGTCAAGACCGAAATGGCCCACGGCAAGCCGCAGAAGCAGGCTGTCGCGGTAGCGTACAGCACGCAGCGAGCCGCCAAAGCGCCCGCCAAGGGCAAGAAGTAACCTGCCGGCACCCACCCCGGCATCCACCCCGGCACCGCACCCGCCATGGCCCGAAAAACCGCCCAGAAAGACGCCCTAGCCACCATGCGGGAGCGCCTGCAGATGGCGCTCGGCGCACTGAGTTCGTCGCGCAATGACGAGCTTGACGATCTGCGGTTCATGGCCGGCAGCCCGGACAACAACTGGCAGTGGCCGAGCAACGTGCTGGCCACACGCGGCAACGTGCAGGGGCAGACGATCAACGCCAGGCCCTGCCTGACGATCAACAAACTGCCGCAGCATGTGCGCCAGGTTACCAACGACCAGCGCCAGAACCGGCCCAGCGGCAAGGTCATTCCTGCCGACGACCGCGCTGACCCGCAGGTTGCCGAGATCTACGACGGCGTGGTGCGGCACATCGAGTACATGTCCGACGCGGACGTCGCGTACGACACCGCCTGCGAGAACCAAGTCACGTTTGGCGAGGGTTACTGGCGCCTGCTGACGGAGTACTGCGACGAGAACACGTTTGATCAG